GTTCGGCAGTGAAAGGAACCTTTGACGTAGCGAAGAAAACATTTACGGAAGGGGCGGCAGGATGAGCGAATTTTACAAAGAGCTGCGGGTCGACAACGGCCTGCGCAAGATCGGCGTAAATGACAAAGGCGATTATCTGGAAATTTCCATCAATGACAGTTCGGTTTTTGATCGGTTTGCAGATCTGATGACCTGGCTGCAGGAAAAAGAAAAGGATCTGAACCAGTTCCAGAAAGATCACGCAGGGGAAAAAGCGGATGATCCGGAAGTTCTGGGGATGTATGCCGCAAAGCGGACGGAAACGTATCAGGAATGCTGCGAGCGTCTGGACAAGGTCTTCGGGGAAGGCTGCTGCAGGAAAGTGTTCGGCGAAATTGTCCCGGATGAATTACTGATTATGGACTTTATCGAACAGATCGGCGATGTTCTGCATGCGCTTGGACAGGAGCGGAACAGACGGATGGCAGAGAAGTATAACCGCCGGAGAAAAGGGGCAAATACCAAAAAGCCCGAAGGTGATGTTTAACATTCTGCTCGATCCGCTTCCGACGCAATGGCATGGGTATCGGATTGATCCGGATTTCCAGATTGGAATCCAGATGATGCAGATCAGCACAGACAATGAGATTTCTGAGAGAGAGAAGGTATGGCTTATGGCTGACCTTCTCTTTTTTGAACTTCCGGGAACCGCACAGGAGATCACAGACGGGGTTCAATGGTTCCTCGGCGGCTGGTATACGGACAACAGCGAAAAATCGGAAAAAGATTCGACCCCGGTTATGGACTGGGACATGGATCAATGGAGGATTTACAGCGCATTCAGAAAGCAATACGGAATAGACCTTAACACTGTGAAAATACACTTTTGGGCATTTATGGGGTTGTTGACAACACTGGATGAGTGTGCGTTTACGCGTGTTGCAGATATCCGCGGCAAGATCGTAACCGGAAAAATGAGCGCTGATGAGAAAGAATTTTATCGGAAAGCAAAACGGCGTTACGCTATCGGCGCGCAGGAGGAAGAGACCAACGAAGATAGGCTGGCAACAGAGGAATTTTTGAAGCTGGCGGGATTGAGGTGATGGAATGACCTATGATGGAGAGATCCGGTTAAAAGCAGTTGTCGACAAAAGCGGAGTCGTTGATCTGGAAGCGGACCTGGGCGAAGTTGAGAAAAAAGCAGGCGATGCAGAGAAAGCGGTGCAGGATATAAAGCTGGATGACAGCACCGAAAAATCTGCGAAGAGAGCAGCCGGCGGGGTGCAAGACTTAGCCAGGGAAACACGAAAGGCGACAGAAGAAACGCAGCGCTTGAATCAGGCTATGCAGGATACCGAGCGGCATCGGAACACCAAAATTCACATGAACAATGGGCAGGTGTTTGACTGGGGCGGGAATCTGGTTGAAGATGCTTCCAGAAATACCGATGAGATGGAAGCAGCGCAGGAGAGACTGTCTGCAGCGGCCCAGAAAACCGAACAGGCGATGCGCAGCATGGCGGAAGAGACACAGAAAGTCAATGAAGCATCACAAGGGCTCGGAGATAACGTGGCGGATGGAATAGAGCAGCAGCTCACGCCTACCCAGAATATGATTGCCTTTATCAAAAAGAGCTTTCAGGATATTCCGGAGATGTTCGGAATGTTGAAGGAAAAAGTGAGTTCCGTCCTGCAGCCGGTTGGGAATGGTCTGGGCGACGCAGATGCAGCGGAATTGCGGAGAACGGAAAAAACTTGGGACAATTTAAACCAGAAGGCAGAGTACTACAAAAGGATCATGGAGAACCTGGGGAAAAAGGGTCAGGGATTCGGCAATTCGGCTTACGACAAAATGTACATCCATTGGCAAGAGGCAGAACAGGCAATAAAGGACTATAAAGCGCAGCTGATGGACACCGGTCAGAAGCAGTTGGATTTGAAAAGAGGAATCCAGCAGATCGGGGAAGAAAGTAAGAAAACATACCAGAAGATGAATCAGGGTACGAAGAAAACTGGTTCTCTGTTTTCCACGATGGCGAGCAGATTGAAAGGAATTATGCTGTCCCTGTTGATCTTCAACTGGATATCCAAAGCGTTCAATGCCATGATAGCAGGAATGAAAACAGGCTTTGCAAACCTGATGGGATATTCAAATGAGTATGCCAACACGGTGCAGTCCTTGAAAAATGCGATGTCGACGCTAGGAAATTCATTTGCGGCAGCGTTTGCGCCGATCGTTTCGATGGTGATTCCGTGGCTGACGCAGCTGATCAATGCGATTGCAAAGGCGATCAGCTATATCGGTCAGTTCTTTGCAATTCTTGGTGGCAAGAATACGTTTGTGCGGGCAAAACAGATTCAGGATTCGTATAACAGTTCTTTAAATAAAACTGGATCAGCCGCAAAAAAGGCAGTTGGGGCGTTGGCAAAGTTTGATGATCTGGATGTGCTCCAGAAGCAGGATTCATCCGGAGGCGGAGCATCCGGCACGCAGCCGAAAGATATGTTCGAGGAAGTGCCGGTGGATGAGAAAATGTTGGACTGGTGGGACAAGCTCAAGGAAAAGATGCTCCCGGTTTTGGACTATCTGAAAGAACTGAAAGATGCATTTATGGATGGCTTCTGGGACGGACTTGGAGATTATCAGTATCGGTTTGATGCGATAAAAAAAGGTCTGGAACAGATCAAAACAGCCATAATTGACATCTGGAACGACCCTGATGTTCGGACGGCTGCAGACGCCTGGGCGAAATCCTTAATGTACATGTTCGGTTCCCTGGTTGGATCTGTTGCAAGCATCGGGTTGACGATCGCTGCAGCCTTTATCGGTGGGATCGGTCAGTATCTGGAAGACAATACGGAGCGGATCAAGCAGTTTCTTATTTCCTGTTTTAATATCGGAAGAGAGATCAACGAAATCCTTGCGCAGTTATTCCAGAGCATTGCATACATTTTCGAAGCGTTTGCAAGTGAAGAGGGTATACAGTTCATGGCGGCGCTGATTGGAAGTATCGCGGATGCGGCGATGGGACTGGCTGAACTTGCTTTGAGAATCGGCAGGGACTTTCTGGACATGCTGACGCGCCCGATCATCGAAAATGCAGAAGCCTTTAAAACCGCGCTGGAGGGTCTTCTCGGTTCAGCGGCTACAGTGCTGGAAGGCATCAAAGAGACGATTGACCAGGTGTTCGACCACGCGAAGAAAGTTTATGATTCGAAAATCCACCCGCTGTTTGAAAGCATTGCAAGTGGACTTTCTGAGATAGTAGGTATCCTTCTGGATGTATGGCACGGATCGGTGCAGCCGGTTTTGGACAGCCTTGCAAAAAAAATATCGGAATTGCTGACGCAATATATAACCCCGCTTCTCAATACCGTAATAGATGTAATCGGAAGTATAGCGGAGTATTTGCAGATGTTCTGGGAATCTGTTTTACAGCCTATTTTTGAGTGGATTGTGGCGTATGCTGTACCATATATCATTGATTTTGTCAGCACTGCCATAGAAGTGATTATCAGTGTCGTGGAGGTTTTGATTGGCGCACTTACGGCGTTTATCGATTTTATCAAAGATACGGTCCTGGAATGGTGGAAAGGCATATGGGAATCCGCGGAAGACGTGTTTAAGGCATTCTGGAATCTGATCGATGCAGTTACGAAAACAATTTCAGATCTTTTCCGGGATTGCATGAAGATTATCCGTCAATTGATAGACGGTGACTGGAAGAGCGCATGGAAAACAGCTGAAGGCATTTTCACAAAATTTAAGGAAAATGTTATAAATACGATCAATGCATTAAAAAATTTCCTGTCAGAATTTTTCGAATGGGCAAGAGGACTGATTAACGATCTGAAGAGCTCCATTATCAATATCGGTAATAATATAAAAGATGCGTTCACGCATAAAGCTGTTTTTAACCCCAATATTCCTCACGGTGGACAGATTGGTACATTCAGTATGGACGAAGGAAGACCGATCGACATTCCGGCACTTGCGTCCGGTTCTGTGATTCGAGGCGGCAATCCTTTCCTGGCAGTTCTGGGAGATCAACCATCTGGGCAGACCAACGTAGAAACGCCGCTGTCCACGATCGAACAGGCATTGGAAAATGTGATGAACCGAGGCGGTTATGGCGGACTGAACCCTACGATATCTTTAAACGTGGATGGTCAGGAGTTCGCAAGGTTGACGCTGCAGGATATTTTGAAGGAAGCGTCCCGGCAGGGATACAACGTAGAAGTATTGGGGGTGGTCTGATATGAAATTCACACAGGGCATCATAGTGGACGGGACATATTTTGATCTGCCAATGGTGTCCCTGAAAAGAAGCGCAGATTTTCTCGATAAGTACGCAGAGAGAACAGAAGATGGCGTGCTCCACCGGGAGCTGATCGGAGTGTATTACAACTTCACGCTTACCGTCGGGACAAGCACGGCTTTCGGGGAAACCACAGACTATGACGCATTCTGGGATAAGATGACGGAGCCAGCTGAATTTCACGATTTTGAGCTGCCGTCAGGAAACGGTGTATACCGTTTTACCGGGTATATTTCATCTGTATCCGATGAATACTCCAAAATTTTGGTGGGAGATTCGCAGTTTAAAGGTTTTACCTGTAAGATGACAGCACAGGCGCCGGCAAGGAGGCCGGGATGACAACAGATTTTTTTGTGAAATATGGACTTTATGACACAACTGCATCGCAGGACGCGAAAGAAAGTTCCGAAACAAATGCGGTTTTTGGAAATATCGGGCTACTCAAATCAAGGAACTGTCCGCCTGATTATGCCACTCTGGAGCACAATTTTTTTGCGCTGGATGGCAGCCTGCACGAGATGCCGGATCATCCAACAGACATCCCGTTTTTTTCCAGCGTACAATCCGGGGCAGATGGGATCTTTGTAAAACAGCCTGTGATCCAGATAGATTTTACAGAAAATCATACTTCGGTCGGATTGACATTCTGTTTTTCTGAAACGTATCCGCTTGAGATGGAAGTGACATGGTATGACCTGAGCGGCACATATAAATCACGGCAGCGCTTTTTCCCGGACAAGCTGGATTATTTTGCTCAAAATCAAGTGGAAGAGTATGGACGGATTGAGATCCGCTTTATTCGCGCCCTGCCGTGGCGCAATGTAAAATTGAACTACATTGAGTACGGCACAACGTATATCTGGGGACCGGAGGTTATAAAAAACGCGAAACTTGTGAATGACACAGATCCGATCAGTAACCAGATCAAGACGGATAAGCTTACCTTTGATTTTGTTGACCCTGATGATACCTTTAACATCGGCAATCCGAATGGATTGCATAAAACCCTGCAGAAAAAACAAAAAATGCTGCCCTATGAGATCGTTGGTGGCGTGGAAATGCCGTTGGGCGTATTTTTTATGGATTCCAACAGCACAACTAAGAATGTCAGCAAAATATCCGCAATCGACTACAAAGGTATGTTGGCAAACGTCGATTTTAAGGACGGGCGAATTTATGCAGGAGAACCGGCGGGAAGCGTGATTGATGAAATCATGAGGGCGGCTGGGATTGTGGACTATACGGTGGACAATGAGGTGGCAAATATGCCACTATATGGAACACTGAAAATCCAATCCTGTCAGAAGGCTCTGAGGGAAGTTCTGTTCGCCTGTGCGGCGATTTCGAACACATCCCGAAAATCTGGCATTGAAATCCGGAAGG